TTTCAAGGCTGTTTTGGCATCCTTAGCAGTTTTTACATTTTTGGCTATGTCGGCATCTTTTGCAACAATAATGGTCTTCAATGCCTCAGCTAATTTTGATCCTTCCGGCAATTTGTCGAGAGCAGCTAGCAATTCTTCCAGTGTCAAATTAAGTCATCTCCTTTTGATTTGCGCACAAAAATAGCCACTTACATTTTCATGTAGCAGCTCATTGAGGATGTTCGAACATCCTAACCACCTCCTTAAGTTAGAAAATCGCTTTGGTCGAATCGCGTATCAGGCTCGCGAAACCCATTGAAATTCCGCACCAGTCCGGTCCAACTTTCTCCCTGACCATAGGCCTTAGCTCCATCAATGCCAAACAACATTTGCCTATGACCGCCTGATAGACTATCGATATATTCTCTTGCGCCATCAGCATCAAACTTGGCACTTTGCGGTATTTCGTCTTTGTAAATCGGCACTAGGCTGCATAAACAATGAGGGTGAGCAGGTAAATAAGGAACCTTGCCTTTAGGAAAGACGCCCTTGCCTAGCCTAAAGTTTGCATTGGCATACACGTCGCAAATATCAAATGGCAGCAGCTTGTGCCGGGAGCTTAGCGTCCAGCGATACCCAATCACATCATCGTCAGCCTCATATTTTGCAACGGCCCCTTCGAAATAGGCCCGAGCTGATTCCGTGCGGGCAATCCGTTCGGCATAATAGCGGGTTCGTTCTTCGACGGCGACTCGAACAGCTGTATCCAGCGCTTTCTCGCTAAGCTGTTCCGCGGCATCCACAATAGATTGATAAGCTGCTTTTAACGCCTTAGTCGGCGCTTCGCCTCGCGATAACTTGCTGATGTTATATTTAGCATTAGCAAGAGCGTTATCAAATGCTTTCTGCGATGTCTTGTCTTCGCGCGCTAAAGATCGGGCTTCACTTTTCAGTTTATCTAGATACTGCGGCAACTTAGCTTTTTCGAGGGCATCTTTATTATCCGGACTAGCATAGCCGTCATATATTTTCCGCGCCAGCTGTATTACTGATTTTTGTTGTCGCATTGATGATTGTATAGCGTCAACAACATTCTGCCTTACTCCAATCCCATGGAGGCGAGTAGAAAGTTTCATTCCGTCTGGCGCCCAAGAAATATTTAATAGCTTGTCTTGTATTTTCTCGGAGCTTATAACCTTAACCGGTGATATCCCATATCCAGCACAAACAGCCTTAAATAAGGCCTGGATTGTTAAGGCCTGATTGGCAACAAAAAAGCTTGTCGCCTGAAGGGCTTTTTTTACTGCTAAGTCTACTGCCATACCAAGTTCTATATTTTTCAGAACTTGATCAGCCAGCTTCCTTGTCTCATCACCTATTTGCCCAGAATACTGCTGAATAACCTCTTCAAGCTTTTTCTTATAACCCAGATCATCCATTACGCCATTACCTGTGCATTGGAATCAGTTGCCGGCGGGGCAGCGGCATTCTGCTGGGCTTCAATAATTTTCGCGGCAGCAGTTTCATCCAAGCCGAAGAATGCCTGAAGGATAATAACAGCTGCAACCGGCGCAATTGTTCCGCCTGAAACATCCGTGAGTAACTCTGTCAGATCACTGATCTGAGTCGTATCGCCAATGTATTTTTCATCCTGTGCCCTGGCTTCAATGTCAGCAATTACGGCATCATATCGATCTTCAGGAATGTCATTCAAGAATACGGCAACAGCTTTTTTCTTAGCTTCGCCATTAAACTCAGAGCTGATATTGAGATCAAGTGCCTTGCTCACTTCATCCAGCGCCCCGGCCACATCGACTATGCCAAAGTCATCACTATAAATGCAGCTGAAATTGACCGTCGTATTGGTCCAAAGCTCAAATAGGGTTGCCATCTTTATTTCGGCATCCTGACAATTCCAAGCAAAGTCGGCAAGTACTTGGTTGGCTTGCTGAAAATCCCACTGCTTAGCCACGCCGGACGTTTTGGTTTCCACGCCGGTTACATGGCTCATTTCAGCCATGCGGTAGATTTCGGTAATCAGATCAGTCCGCTCCGCTCGAAGTTGTGCCAATTGATCAGCTGGTGGTGCTGTATACTCCGGCTTGTTTGAAAGCGACCCATCATAGCCAAGTACGTTTTCGGGACCGACAACTAAATCTTTCATGTCCTCGGCATCTTGCCCGCCGTCGCTGGAGATTGGATAGGTCAGAATGGCGAATGCCTGAGCTCTAATCAACTCCCGGATCTCAGAGCAAAGATTGTACAAAGCAAGATTTGTCTGCGCTATACTGTAGAACTCAGATTGCGGCGTCAACTTGCCAGGATCTCCAGGACGTGACAGAAGCGGAACCACAGGCACACAGCCCAAATTATGCATGCCTTCATTGATCGTTCCATCTGCCGCCTGGCACCTCCAAGTTGTTTCCGTCCATATCCAAGTTTCTGTTTGCGTGACAGAACCGAATGATGTTTCAGCAGCCACAGTGTAGGAAAAATCAGTCATGCGCCCGACTTTATTAGTCTTGCAGGTTATTACTTGCTTTTTAGTGACGATGTAAGCATAAGGCAATGCTCTTTGCTTTAGCACATCCGCCATATTGCCCGGCTGGTCTTTGCCGTTATCAATCACAATAAAGGCAGTGCCATGCAACTTTGCGATGCGACCAGCACGCTTCATAAAACGATTGATCGGAGTGCCTAACGTATCCGTATCCTCCATAAAGCGCGAAAAGAGTTCATTAGTACTCCATTCTCTTTCCGGTTCGTTTCGAAACACTGGATTGACATGGCTATCAACCACTGCAGCAATATAATTAAGGTAATAGGCTAATTTCTGGCGCCGGATATATTTCTCCGGTGTTTCCCTAACATGCGGCACCAAATATTTGCCATCTTTAAACCCGCCAGTACCGTAAAAAGCATCCTCTAAAAAGGTGTAATCATCGAGATTTAGCAGTGATTCTAAACTGGCAACCATTTCTTTCTCATTCAAATGTAATCACCTCCTTAGACTTTGTCGGAACTCATAGCGAAGATTTTAACTGGCTTCCAGAATGCCAAAACTAAAGCGTCGGCTCGGTCAGGTGACTTGAGCCCACGCTTTTTCATATCCTCTTTTCTTTCCAGTTCAATTTCACCGTCGGAATTCACCCGGTATTTACGGTTACTGATCTGACTGATTTGCTTGTCATCATACCAAAGCACAATATTGCCATGCCTGAGCTTTTCCCTGAGCGTGCCCCACATCAGGCCGGTGCTGTTGGAATAATTAACGGGATCGTCCGTTTTCAGCCGGCCACCCTTGCCGCCGAAGTGACATTCATATACTTTGACGTTTTTCCAGCCGCGCTGCTTAACAATTTCTTTCAGCCGATCATATACGCCAACACCCAAACCGTCACAGTCAATTTTCACATTAGTATGCCGATAATTATATTTCTCATTGTATTGTTCGAGCACCTGAACGATTCGGCCTGTCAATTCCATAGTTTCATTATGATGATAAATTTTCGGCTTTTGTTGATACCATTCATCAAATACCGGACAAATCACGCTCTCATCATCGCCGTAGCGAGCTATATCCACGCCAATATCAATAACTTTTGGTGATATGATCAGCAGAGTTTTTTCGCTGTTCTTTTCCACCCAGTCGAGAGGAATCAAGCTATCCGGCATGGCTTTAGGGAATTCACCAGCGACACGCACGCGAAAGACGTCAGAGTCTTCGCCGTACATTTCGATAATCATCTGGATAAATTCTTTTGATACGCGTGAAGACTTTCGCCCATCGACATGGAAAACCGAATACATGCCTCGATTCTTGTTGTGACTATCGAAGAACCAACCGGCCAACTGTGTCGGATTTCCGCAGGCCAGCAGCTTTGCTCCTTCTGTCGACAGAGCGCCTAAAACTGGCTCAAAAATTTTATCTGCTACGCCGCTCGCTTCGTCCAAAACATAAAATACATGGTCAGCGTGAAATCCTTGCAGAGCATCCGGTTTGGTAGCTGTACGCGGCACGGCAAACCATTCTTCCCTGTGCGCCTTATGGTAAAATCTCTCATCGGTCCACTCAAACAGCTCACCATCAGCCGATTGACGGTTCCACTTATTCAGCTCGGCCCAGAGAATGTCATGGAGCTGGTGCTTCGTCGGCGCCGTACATGGCACCTTTGGAAATGGTCGCGAATACATAAACCACTTAATTATCCATGATTCTACTGTTGATTTGCCAATACCATGTCCTGACCGTACAGATGTCAATTGACTATTTGCGCAACTTTCCAAAATGGGCCCTTGATGCTCATCCGGCGTGGCGCCAATGACTTCCTTTACATATTCAATCGGATTGTCACCATAAAAACGAATAGTCCGAGGTTCTAACAAAATAGGAACAATGGTAATCATCGATTCGCCCACGCTTCCTGCACTCGTTTTGCGTGTTCTTTGGCCACTGCATCGCCCTCACCGCCTTTGTCTGCCATTTCAATCGTGTGCTTCAGCGCCAATTGCCGCGTCTTCTTCTCCTGGACCCGCGTGAGCGCTTCTTCAAGTTTAAGAATATCATCAATGGCCCGATATTCAGTTTCCCGAATCTCCGTAACAATCATTTTAGGTACAGGAACGGCAATAACTTTAATCTGTCCTGCCTTTTCGTCATAGACTTCCATTGGATGTTTCTGAATCTGGAGTTCCTGCAGTACCCGACGTTCTTTTTCGGTTAGGCCATCCATTATGCGTCGAATACGTTCCATCATCCGACGCTCACGAAGAGTTATAAGTCGAATATCCTCTTCTACCTGAGCTAACGTATCTGTATTGATAGCACCACACAAGATCTTTTCTTCATCGGTCAGACAATCAAACCAGATACTTTCAAACTCGCCGGTAGTAACCGCGTTTTTATTGCCCGGCGGCGGACCACCTTGATTACCGACTGCATTTTTATTGCCCTTAGGGGCACCGTGCCCACCAGCATTATGATTTCCCCTAGGAGCACCACGATTTTTAATAGATGCGTCTTTTTTATGAATAGATGCATCTTTTTTGTTTTTAGATGCGTCCAAAGATGCGTCTTTTTTTATCCATCCCTGCCGCTGCTTTCTGCTTTTGATGGTCGAATATTTTATATCATACTTTTCTGCTAAATCGGCAAGGGTGATATCTGTAACTTCGTATTCTCGCTTAATTTCATCCCAATCAAATGGCATTTACATCAATCACCACCTCCCCAGATAATAAGAGCGTTACAGATCATCCTTCTGCAACTCAATATCAAGCTCAATCAATTTCTTTAAATCATCGACACTTTTGATTTCAATATTGCCTTTTTGAAAATCACTTACCCACTTTGCAATGCCTGCCTGAACAATTTTTCGATACTTATTCTTTGAATCAGAAATTCCTTCAATAATTGCCGTCTGGTGCTTCAACAACAACAATCCTTCCTTATCGATAATTCTTGACACCCCCTGCCCAATTTATGTAAAATTGGTAGTGAGATAGTAGCCCTTTATAATCTGTGGCCACAGTGTAACCTACTATCTCCTGCCGGGAGTGCCCGGAAATAAGCCGGATGTTATCGCATCCGGCCTTTGTTGCTTATGTATATAATGTCAAATGGATATCTAAACCAACAATTAAATAAACTTAAGTCCAATAGGCATTATCATTTCTCATCACGATTAATTTACTGACATTTGAGAAATGAGCAGGAAGCTAGGGGTTCCCCATGAATTTTAAATAATAAAGAAAATATTATTTATGGAGATGATACATTTGGGAAAAAAAGTCTTATATTACTTATTTCTAATTTTATTTATTATATTAGCTCAAACACAATTAACTGCTGCCTCAGAAAAGAGCTTTCCTGGAACTGAATGGGATACCATTAATAACCCCGCTGCAGTGGGGTGGTCTCCTGAAAAAATTGAACTAGCCAAAGAATATGCGGATTCAATGGGTTCCGTGGGTGGCCTTGTAATTTACGATGGTAAAATACTTTTAAAATGGGGAAATATCAACGAACACGGCAACGTTCATTCTATGAGAAAAAGCTTGTTAAGTGCTTTGTATGGAATCTATTCCTCGGAAGGGAAAATCGATTTATCTTCTACATTGGGGCAATTGGGTATAGATGATAATGAGCCAAAACTTTCGGATCAAGAAAAACAAGCTCGTATTATTGATTTGCTAAAAGCTCGATCTGGTATATACCATCCTGCAACTTATGAAACTGAAGGAATGATGGAAAAAAGGCCATTGCGATGGAGTCATGCTCCCGATACATTCTGGTATTATAATAATTGGGATTTTAATGTTCTTGGCACTATTTTTGAAAAACAGACTAACAAAAAGATAGGCAAAGCATTTGAAGAACGTATTGCAGTTCCTATACAAATGCAAGATTTTAGAGCAGAAAGTGTTTCTTATATTTATGGAAATCAATCAATATACCCAGCTTATCCATTTGAACTGACTGCTAGAGATATGGCAAGGTTCGGATTATTATATCTTCGTAATGGGCAATGGCAAGGAAAGCAAATTATCCCAAGTGAATGGATTAACGAAAGTACGAAAGCTTATTCCGATGCTGGAAAAGGTATTGGGTACGGATACTTATGGTGGGTATCAGAAGGATGGATGCTTGGTAATAAAATAGATGATGAGGCATATCGAGCAGATGGTTATGGTGGTCAATTTATAGTTGTATTTCCATCACGAAATCTTGTAGTCGTAAATTTATCTAACTTTGATAAGACAAAAATTGATGAACGCAAACAATTTGGTCATCTATTAAACCTAATATTGGCCGCCAAAGAAAACTAATCATTATCTGTTTTTATTAATCTTTGCGCCTTTTGCCCAATAAGCTCTTCCCACCTCCTAATGATCACATCACTATATACTGGATCAAGCTCCATCATCCGACACTCCCGGTCGGTTTGCTCGGCAGCCATCAGCGTACTTCCTGAACCTCCGAATAAATCAAGAACAACATCACCCGGTTTACTAGAATTTTGAATCGCCCGAGCACAAAGCCCGATCGGCTTCATGGTCGGATGCTCTCCATTTCTAAGCGGCTTTTCAAACCGCCATACCGTCGATACAGTATCATCACCCGACTGTAGCAATTCAAACGAAGGCACTCTAACCGCCACAGTTTGAATTCCGGCCATAAATGTAAGCAGCGCCCCTTTTTCATCTTCTCGGATGATGAGAGGCGCTGCTTCTTCAATTATTGTTCCCTGTTTACGACCACCATGGAATTGATGGGCGGCACCAGGTTTCCAGCCGTATAAAATCGGCTCATGCTGCCACTGATAATCTTGCCGACCAAGCACAAATTGATTCTTGGCCCAGATTAAGCACTGCTTAAGAAGCCAGCCGGTGTCCTGCATCGCACCGCGAAAGTTTGCGCCCTCAGAATCAGCATGGCACACATAAATAGCGCCGCCCAATTTTGTTGCTGAGAACATCGCTGAAAATGAGTCGTGCAGGAATTGATTGAATCGTTCCCCTGACATATTGTCATTCTTGATGGTGAGCTTCTCAGCTGTTCCACCTTCATATGCTACATTGTACGGCGGGTCCGTAAATACTAGGTCAGCTAGGCTGCCATCCATCAGCTTTTCAACATCAGCCGAAACCGTCGCGTCGCCACACATCAGCCGGTGTCGACCAAGTTGCCATATATCGCCGGGCTTTGTAACTGGCTCATTAATCTCCGCAGCTGCTGCAGCCGGGTCGAAGTTATCTTCTTTCACTTCGGCGACATTAAAATCAGCAAGCAAATTGTCGATCTGCTTGTCCGAGAAGCCTGTAAGATTCACATCAAAATCGGCCGCATTAAATTCTGATAACAAGCTGACCAACAGACCTTCATCAATCTGTGCCAGCTCGGCAATTCGATTATCAGCAATCAAATCAGCCCATTCCTCAGCCTCAGTAGCATAATCCTGCCGATCGACAGGTACTTGTGTTACACCCAACACTTGAGCTGCCAAAAGCCGGCCATGTCCACGTACAACAAAACCAGAGCGAGTGCTTACCGTTATCGGAGCACGCCAGCCCTGGTTTTTTATTATTTTGGCCAGTAATTCAATTTGTTTTGGAGGATGCGTATTTGGATTGCGCGGATTCGGAACCAGCGTTGCTATGTCTGCCAGTTCGTCATGTGCGCAATGAACCGGTATATTATCATTAAGGTCGACCAAGGCTATCACCTCTAATCATTCATAAAGAAAACCGCCCTGCTGAGGACGTTTATGAATTCATCAAATTGTTTCTATTCATTTTTATTATCCTCAAGTAATTTAAGCAAATCTTTCAATTCTTTTGGAGTCATATCAGGGACATCATCGTTAGCAACACAATAGCATAAAATGCGGTTTTTAACTTCTGATTCGGATAACAATTCACGAACTTCATCTGGGAGAGTATCTGTATCAATATAACGGATATTATTGTTTGTAAAATAATCGCCAGTAATATCAAAATATTGGCATAAAAGTACCATGTCATTATGACTTAGATCTCTTTGCCCAGTTGCATGTAATTGTATGCAAAAAGGACTGATTTTTGTTGCCTTACATACTTCGTCCATAGTAACAGAAAAAGCACGACACGCGTGATCCAATTTTTCTTGAAATGTCACCATTGTTATACCCTTCTTTCGATTGCTCTGTAAACAATAATACATTTGATATCCGATTATTGTTTACAGAACAACTTTCGATAAAAGAAAACAATGTCCTGCTAGAACGAAAGCCCCCCAAAGGACGCTTTCGTTTATATTTCTTCTATAATTCGAAAATTCGAATATAAATCTTTCTTATCAAATAAATCCTTTAATTCGGATTTAATATTTTCTATCGTTAACATATTTGAATTAATATCGTTTTTAACTAAAAAGGGCATTTCTATATGAAAAACATTTCCATTCCACAAAGGTCGCCAAGCGGCATCACATTGTGTAACACTAGTCGCAATTTGTTTACTCGTTAATCTTTTATTTACTTCTTGATAAAGTTCCGTTGTATCATAAAGCTCTTTTTTATTTTGATCAAATCTTAGAATTATTTTTATTTCTTTCAATGAATACGCCCCCTTTAAACATATTCTAACATATCCAGACAAAAATATACACTTATCTCTAATAAGACATCTAAGGACATTTCTACTAATAATTGGGCCTGCATTCAGCCAGACATAGGCTTATTTTATTTAGCCAAAATAATAATCGCCCCATTGCAACTAGCGAATGGTCACTGCTGTAGGGGGGCAATGCCAACTAAAATAACGCCCTAATGGACGCTTGAGCACTGTTAAGACAAGTCACCCCAATCCCTAGAAATACTCCAGTGAGGTTTCCATTTAACAAAGTCAGATGGTTCAAACGGAAGATCAGTTTGAGTTATATCGATAATCTCTTCGGGCAATTTTGATAGAAGATGGCTTCCACGGTGGCTTGATAAATCGTAAAACTGGAATCTATTACTCTTATCATTGCTAGTTTTACTGGGGCCGTAATCAAACGGTATACATAACATTGATTGTATTTCATTTCCTTTGGACTTATCTATAAATTTAACGTTTACCTTTACTTTTTTATTAATTGAGTCAATTAATATTTCTTTCAAATGATCATCTCCCTTTACCATCTTCTACTCTCATTCGATAAAAGAAAACTTCCCCTTGCAATTATGTGTAAAAGAAAAGAACCTTATACGGCGCTCACTAAATTTGGCGAGCACCATCCGGATAGTTCATCCAGTGATGCCTCAAAGGCTTAATTTTATTTGCAACGACCATTATGCACTCATGGTAGTTTAAACCAACACAATCAAGCACTTTCGTGCAAGGAACGCTTCCTGCATACAAAAAAAGCCGCCTCAATTGGCGGTTTCATAATTTCTCTATCGTAATTTGAGTATATCACCTATTTGTGCATAAGAAAAGGGCATCTTTTGTGCACCTAAAAAGTGCATTAACTTACCGCTTCGGCACCATATAATTTCACTGCAATACGTCTTATAATCCTGTTTTTATTTCTTCTGACTGTGCTTGGATCACAGCCAATAATACCAGCTATCTCCTCATCGCCTTTTTCTTCAAAGTACCGCATCTTTATAATCGAATAATACTCATCATTCTGCACCGCCTGTAAAGCATAATCAATCTCATCGATCTCTGTCTGGTCGCGGTATATCTTCTTTTGCAGAATCATAATCCGACCCTCCTGGATTTCATCTGCGCTGAGTCGGGTACTGCCACCGTGAATACTGAAAAACACAATATCCTTTGATCGACCACTAATTCCCTCTTCACGCAAATCTTCAATATCTCGCTGGTACTTCTCGATGTTTTTTTTAAGCTCCGGGTAGGCATACAATCGGATTTCAGTTTGCTTAAATAGATTTTTAGCCTCAGAACGCCCTTTTGCAATCCCAAATAGCAAAGTGGCGTTAACTGCTTTATTAACGGCCTGATCAATCAATTTCTCAATGTTTACTGCTTTCGCTGCCATCCCTAACCCCTCCCCAACAAACACCTAAAGGGCGGTGTAATCCGCCCTAATTCATTGCCTATTACGTGATCTTGAAGCCTTAATTATCTTTCTCTTGACCTTCTTTTTACACTGCTCAGATCGTTTCTTAGCCGCCCAATTTACCAGCGGACTAGGTTTATTTAGGTCCACATAAGTCTCTAGTTTATCGCCAAGCTGCTGACTGGCCTCTTTTTCTAACTCTGCAGCCACCCTAAAAAAGTTTTTACCTTTTGCCCTAATCATGGCTTCTTGTTCTTCGTTCGGACCTATTAATTTGGCTAATAGTCCTGTTTCAATGTTCAT